TTAAAGCAAAAGGTGTAAAGGTTGTTGGAGATAATGAACCTTTATCTCCTGGTGAATTTAGAGATGTTGAAGCTACAGGTGTAGATTTAAATAGAGCAATAGTTCCTTTACCTTATAAAGAACCTTCTAATACATTATTTCAAATGTTAGGTTTTGTAGCAGGAGCAGGACAAAAGTTTGCAGATAGTACAGAAAAAGTAATTAATGATTCAACTAATTATGGTCCAGTTGGAACAACTATGGCATTATTAGAAGCTTCAAGTAAATTTTTTAGTGCTATACATAAAAGATTACATCATTCACAAAAAGAAGAATTTAAAATATTAGCAAGGATAAACTTTGAGTCATTACCTGATTCATATCCTTATGAGGTTCCTGGTGCAAGTCCAACCATTTTCAAAATGGACTTTGATGGTAAAATTGATGTGGTTCCTGTAAGTGACCCTAATATACCTTCAAGTGCTCATAGATTAATGCTTTCACAGTTGGCTCTACAGTTAGCCAGTCAAGCACCACCAGGAACTTATAATATACAGGCATTACATAGAACAATATTACAAGCTGCGAATATGCCTAACTTAGATAATATATTACCACCTCAAGTTAAACCAAGACCACTTGACCCTGTGTCAGATATACAGGCAGCAGTAAAAGGTATGCCAATAGGAGCATTCCCAGGGCAAGACCATATGGCACATATAACAGTTAAGAGTTCTTTTTTAGTTGACCCAATGAATGGTGCAAGTCCAATTATGGAAAAAGTAAAACCAGTTCTTGAAGCTAATATAAA